AGCTGGCCCAGGAAGCCCTGAAGGAGGTCCAATGAGCTGGCACCCGCCGCTTCACGGGCTCGACCCAACACCCCATCTTTTGAAAGTGACGCCATGAGCCACAAAGAAGCCATCGACCTGATCCGACAAACGCCCGAATACATCGCCATCGAGCATGTTTACGGCGACCGCTGTGCCAAGCGCTCAGGCGTGCCGCTGATCAATCACATCAACGAAGGCATCGCCATCATCTTCGAGCTGATGCAAGTGGAAGGCTCCAAAGCTGGCTGGAGCACAGCAATGACTGCGGCTCGGGCCTACTGTCTGCACCCGCTGTTCCAACACAATGACGATCTGATCAAGGTCTACGCCGGCAACATGGATCAGTTCAGCCCGCGCATGGTGATGTTGGCGATGGAATACCGCGCCCGAGCGAACGAGTGGCTGTCCGACAAGGTGGTCGATGCCAGCTCCTACAGCTACGACGAGGACGGCGGAAGGCGGAAGGCGGTGGAGAACTACGAGTGCATCGGCGAGCCCACTCCCGGCGTGCTGCCTGAAGTTCGCATGATGCTGGTGGCCGACAAGGTGCAGAACTACAAGGACTTCTTGGCTCACCACTACGGCACTCACGAGCGCAGCGAGGAGCTGAACCTCTACTTCCACACCTGGCTGGAGGCCCTGGGCATTGACGGGGCCACCTTTGACCGACTGCGGGCGGCCACATGAAGCGCTTCCTCAACTGGATCATCGACCGTGTCATGGCTGCGGCCAGGCGCGATCCAGACATCACTCTGGCTGAATACCGCGAGCTGGAGAAAGACGCCAACGAACTACGGGCCAAGGTGAACAAATGAACGAGCCTCACACCGTCATCCAGCCTGGCGACATGCTTGACTCGATGATCCATCTGACCACAAACCTGTTTCGCGGCAAGAAGGACAAGGCGGGCAAGCCCTACATCCTGCACTGCCTGAAGGTGATGCACTACACCAAGTCCGACGATGAGGAAGTGCTGTGCATTGCCATCGGGCACGACATCCTGAAGGACTGCTTTGACGATGTCCGGGTTGGCATCAAGCTCCTGCGGGACAAGGGCTTCACGGAGCGGATCGTCGCCGGCATCTACGCCCTGACCAAGCGCCCCGGCCTGTCCTATGAGGACTACAAGGCCCAGGTCAAGCGCAACTCGGATGCGCGAAAGGTGAAAATGGCGGACCTGCGCCACAACAGCGACATCCGTCGTCTCAAGGGTGTGACCAAGAAGGACGTGGAGCGCGTGGTGCGCTATCACGAGTTTTATCTGGAGTTGAAGGAGTTGGAAAAATGACCAAATCGACCGAGCTATTGGCGAGCAGCTACAACGTGGCCTTCGACACCAGAACGGGCACGTTCTTCGTTCTTACCAGACGCAGCCACACGATCTTGCGATACCTGGCCAACCACCCAGAATGCCTCTATGAGGAAATCTGCGCAGGCACCATGATCCCATTTGCTTCAATGATGGTCTACATCGGGCGCATGGTGAACGCCGGGCTGGTCAAGAAGGGCAAAACCACGATCAGCGGCCGCCACTACACGACCCTGAGTCTGAGCGGCCCGACGAACTTGGACTTGAAAATTCAGCGCGTCTGAGGCGTCTTTCCCTCTTTGGTTCGCCTGCGGCTATCAGTCACAGGTGAGCTATACTCCTGACTTTCGTTGCGACAATTTTGGTCTGCAACAGATGAAAGGTTTTTCATGTCCGCCAAAGCATTTCGCTTTGACGAGCCAGGTGCTCGTTTGGCACTTCGTCACCCACTTCTCCAGGGCAAAAAGCTGCTTGGTCGAGGCAACTTCTCGGCCGTCTTTGAGGGCACGCGCCCGAACACCGCCTTGAAGTTGACTGTGGATGGCCCGAGCTACTGGATGGCCAACGACAAGGTCACCCGTGTGACGCATCGCCATTTCACTCGCGTGCATGATGACCATCAGGACATTGGCGAGATCAGCGTGCTCGGAAGGCGCTGGCCAATCTACTTGTATGAGGTCGAGCGTCTGAGCAAGCTCAGGGCCGGCAGCCAGGCATGTAAGCTGGCCAGGTCCATCATCATCCGGCACAAAGATCGCAGGCTGACCTACGCGGACGTTCCCGAAGAGTTTCTGGCAGAGGAAGAGGCGCGCAAGATGGTCGCCTGCAAAGACCTGCCAGGCAGCGTGCGCAACGCCTTCAAAGACCTGGCCCGATACTGCAGCTACAACGGTGGCAACTTCCTGGACCTGCACATGAAGAACTTCATGGAGCGGGCCAATGGTCAGCTGGTCATGACAGACCCCATTGGCGACTTGACGCTGGTTGAAGAGGTCGAGACACAGCTGCAGATCAGGCGCTGGTGAGTTCGCCTGGCAAGTCGCTTTGACTTCCTGCGGCCGGGCTTCACAATTCAATCATCGCAACAAACAAGGGCACCGACATGGTCAACGCCACAGACTTTTTCAAGATCGAGCAAGCGCTATCCAATGGGGGCTTCTTCGAGAAGTGGATTCCCGTCGCGCAGCGCTTTGCGCTCAAGGAGCTGATCAAAGGCGAAGAGGGTGACTTCTTTGTCGAGCGCCTGAAGGTCATCAAAAAGTGCATCGAGGAGATGCCTCAGACCTATGGCCAGGACGGAGTGAAAGACCCGATCGCCTACCTGAAGTATTTCGGCGGGCCGGTGACGGCCTACATCACCGAGAAGGACAAGGGTGAAGATGGCGACTGGACGCCCAGCGTCGATCAGATTCAGGCGTATGGTCAGGTTGAGATTCTGCCCAACTATCCAGAGCGCGGCTACATCGGCATCCAAGAGCTGATCGAGGCGGGTGTCGAGTTGGACCTGCACTTTGAACCAGTTGCGCTGTCGGCGCTGAAGGACTGACCATGATCGTCGGCCAACGCGTTCTGCTCAAGAAGTTCGGCTGGGGAACCATCCTGGGCTTTGAGGCGATCTTAAAAATCAATGATGTGGTCGCCTCGCGCGCGATCGAGACAGGCCGCCCTGATGACCGCATCCTGGTCCAGCTCGATGACCCGACGCTGTGGTGCCTGGCCAGCGAGAGCCAACCGCACCCCTGGATGCTGCACAGCGACGTGCTGGACTCGTTCAAGTGCCGGGCCTGCGCCTGGCGCGGGAACACGGCTGGCGACGAGTGTCCGAACTGCAGCTCCGTTCTGATCGAGGAGATTGAGCCATGACCAAGAAAATGGCCGTGTTCGGTATTGTGGACAATGCCTTTCTGCGCCTGGAAATTCAAGGCGAAATCGAGAGTGACTTCATGAAGGCAGTCAAGCACATCCAAATGACCATGAATGTCACCTTCTTTTATTTCGACGAGGACGCATGAGCAAGGAATACTTCGAGGCCCAGGGCTACCGGAATGTCCGGCAGTTGGCAGATGGCACCTGGGCCGGCACCATCGAACTGATGTTCACCCGCGCCATCTGCACGGGCCTGAGCCACATCGGCTGGGCCTACCGCTGGTGCTTCGAGGACAGGGAGCGCGCCCTGGTGGAGCTGGCCAAGCTGCAGGACATGGACGACGAGCCGACCGGCTGGGTGGCCCGTCGGTGAGCCGCAAGCCAACCACCGGGCGCTTCAGCACCCGCGAGGAGCTGACTTACGCAGTCTGGTGGCGCTACCTGGAAACTGATGCCGGCATCGAGGGCGTCGCCAAGATCTGCGGGATCAGCCCCTACACGGCCAACCGCATCCTGTTCAAGAAGGAAGGTTACGACGCCTACCTGAAAGCCAAACCAGCGCCTGCTTCAGGGTCGCACAATTCAGATATCGACTCAAACAACCCGACACCATGACAGAGACAGCAACCCAAAACGTCGCCACAGATGTGCCTGTTTATGAGCCCAACTTCAAGCGTTGGCGCGACCCTGCGACCGGCTTGGTCTGCATGGCCATCCGAAACCTGTATTCCGGCTCGCTGTGCGGCTACGTCCGTGTGCCTCACAGCAACCTGCGCAAGCGCCTGGCAAAGTCCGAGCGCACCATTCAATCTCGTTGGCGTGGTCGCGTCGTGCGTGCGTGCGCCTACAACCACAGCGCAGTGCGTGGCATTCGCGTGCATGGGGGCCTGACTTTCTCTGGGCGCTTTCACCGTCAAGGTCATAGCCAGGGGTATTGGCTTGGCTTTGATTGTGCGCACTACGGCGACATGTCGCCGGGCCTCATCACCAGAATGGCGGCCGCAGGCGTAAGCTCTGCCTTCATGAATGAAGGCGTCTACCGCACCCTGGCATTCGTTGAGAACGAGTGCGCAGGCATGGCCAGGCAGTTGGCCGACATCTTGAAGAAGGAGCAAAAATAATGATGCCTCACCGTTGGAACGTTGGCGATAAGGTCGTCATCACGCCTGCGTGCATCGAGCGCATGAAAAGCAGCAATCGCAGCTGCGTGACGCCTGGATATCCATCGGACATCTTTATCAACGAGGCGCGAAGCATCACGAGCGTTGTAGGCGTCGTCACGCACGTCTTTCCGCCTGGCTACGAGGTGACCGCGCGGTTCAGTAATCGGAGCTTCCACATGAAAGACAATTGGATTGAGGCGACGCCATGACGACCAAATACTTCGACCGTGAAGGTCTGCCAATGTCTCGCGATGCCTACCTGGCCAAGCTGAAAGACGCCTCCTACCAGATCGTGCGTCAGTTTGACAATGGCAAAGTCCTGATTCGCATCGTGTGGAAGGGCGAGGTGCCTGACGCTGACAAGCAGTTCCGCAGCACCTACAAAGTCTTCGCCCTGGAGCTGTCCAACTACAACGACCAGGGCAAGCCTGTGCCAGATCCGTTCAGCGGCCGATTCTTTCCTGACGAGAAGATGGCCACCTCCTTCTACGAGGACTTCATCCTCAAGTGGACAGACTCGACGATGGATGAAGAAGGCAACATCGAGGAAGTTGGCAACACGCTGGCGCCTCCACCTCCACCGCCGCCACCTCCAAGCTCTGACTTGCCGACCAGCTCCGTAGCAAACCTTAAAGGCGACGTGGACGATGGCGGGATCGGGGCCTGGTAAAGCCTGAGCCGTCAGGCGAACTCAATATTGGAACTTTTACGGGCGGGTGAGTATATCCACTCTATATCCAATATGTGACATTGAAAATATACCTGTCGAAACAATTTGTTTGCAGGTATTCAAATGTCCAAAGCAATCGTTCGTGTCAAAATTACTCGTCGTCCTCGCTCTGATGAGATTATTGGATTTCGGCTCGAAGCTGCAGTCCCCAACGAAGCAGGTCGCGTGATGCGAGCCCGCAAAGAGAATGGGCAAACTGTCGGTTTTTACGCAACTTCTCAGCCTGCGCCCAGCTTCCGACGACCTTACCTGATTGACCAGGGCTCAGATAACCCTTGGATCACACAGGGCGAGATTGACCGCTTCCTGACCAAGCTCAAGTGGGAAGGATATGACCAGTTTGATCTGGTTGGAAACTATGATGGTGACCCACTCGCCGATCAGTTCCAGGTCAAGATCTAAACCAAGCGCCTGCTGGCGCTTTTTCTTTGGCTTGCGCCCGTCCGTGGATGGCCAAGACATGCCAAGGATCGGTCGGCGAATTTTCAAAGTCCTGGCCATGTCCAACAACAGCGTGTTATTCGCGCGCACGCACATCGCGCGCTCATATAGCGACAATATCCTTGCCGAGTTCCTGGCAAATACATTACAGCTCCAATATCGGGTCGTTATAGTTCATACATCGCAACAAACGAGACGAACGAAAAGAAAGACAGAGAAAGAGCAAAACAAACGCCTAGTAAATCGCTTGTAGCTCCAATATCTGACCTTCATAATTCAATCATCGCGAAAACAAAGCGACAAACCTAACCAGATATTCTCACCTGAAAGGATTTGACCATGACCGCAACCGCCAACAAGCCCACCCGCAACCGCAAGTCCAAGAAGACTGCACAAACCGAAAGCCTGACCATGAACATGCAAACCACTGCCGAGATCGACCTGAGCGCCAACAGCGAAGCGCTACTGGGCGGCCTGCTCGAAGACCTGGTCAACATGGACGACAAGCCTGTCGCTGACGAGATCGACCTGAGCGACGCCGACCTGAGCGACGCCGACCTGAGCGACGCCGACCTGAGCGACCTGGAAGGCCTGAGTGAGCCGGTCCTTGAAGCTGCTGTGCCCGCTGACGCACCGGTCCTGGCCGCCAGCGAAGACCTGGTTGGCGAGGTCTCGCTCGAAGGGCTCGAAGGCGCTGACTTGGACGACGCTGCCCTCGCGTCTGCCCTTGCAGATATCGAAGCTGCAGGCGGCGTGACTGAGCCCGCTGCCGAGCAGCCCGCCGAAACCGAAGCGGCCGAAAAGCCCGCGAAGGCCAAAGAACCGAAGGTCCACCGTGTGACCTACGTCACGGGCAAGGCCAGCGACGTCCTGACCGCCCGTCTGGGCGACAAGCGTGACGAAATGCTGCTGCTGGAAACGGCCGACATTGAGCTGGAACCTGACGCCCTGCGCGCCAAGCAAGCTGACCTGCTCGCGCTGCTTAACACCCGTCCTGGCACGGGCAGCGCGACGGCCACCCAGAAGAAGGTCGCCGAGAAGGTGGTCATGCTCTTCACTTGGATGAAGTCAGGCGGTTCCTTGAACGAGGTCATGAAGCGCACGTTCAAAGTCCTCCTGCGCGATGGTTGCATCACGAGTGGCGAGAAGGGCAACTTGCACGCCGAGCTGCTGAGCAAGCCTTACTCCAAGGGCACCTGCAACGCGCAAGCCGGTCAGATGATGGCAATGTTGCCGATGCTCAAGATCGCAGTCAGCACGGGCGAGAAGGGCCGCCTGGTTCTGAACGCAGACAGCCTGATCGCGATGAAGGTTAAAGCGGACCTCGGTCTGTAAAGCGGGGAGGGGTGGGGCGCAAGCTCCACCCAATTTCAAGCCGTCTGTTGGGCTGCTTGAAATTGGACAACCCGTCAAATGGAAACGCAATGGACCTCTCAAAATTTGCCCTGCTATCGACAGACGCCTTGAAGAAGATCAAGGCGGAAGTTGACAAGCTCCTTGATCAGCGCCTGGACACGCGCGTGATGCGCGGGCGATATGCCACCTTCAGAGACAACGAAGGCGGCGTCAGGCGAGTTCACATCGACAAGATCAACCAGAAGACCGCCTCCTGCAGCGAGACAGGCGACTCGCTCGTGCCAGGACACAAGTGGAAGGTCGGGCTTGGATTGCTCAATGTCGAGCCGGTCGAGCGCCTGATTGCGCCGGTCAAACCAACCAGGCCGGTCGCGCCTCACAGACCCGCGACACAGACTGGTGAAGTCTGGTAAGAGTTCTCGCAGTGCCATGCGATTTGACAGGACTTCGGTCCTGTCTTTTTTGACAGGTCCGTGTCCTTGGAGCGGGCACGGCTCGCCCGATCACACTTTGAAGGGCTCAGTGCGCCCGAATCGCCTGCCCTTAAAACCCGCAGGCCTTGCGTAGGCGAGATGCGGTCAAGGGTAGAGCATGCACTGCAAAACAAACGCAAGGCCTGCCCTCTTTGCGATCGTAGGGGCATTGCTTGGCATAAGTCAGAACTGACTATACAATCCACACATTGATGGTCACAATTTGACCTATCGAAACAAGCAAGGGCACCTTTTATGCCAAGCATCGAACAAGTCATCACTGACATGGCGTCACGCTGCCAAGACGTCGGGATCAAGCTGTGCCGAGCGCTGCCGACCGTGGTCATTCACGACTTGGCGGGCGATCAGTTCTCGATCTACATGGACGGGCCTGACGCGCAAGAGTTCGTCAAGCAGTTGGACGAGCTGATTGAGGCGGCGCCTGACGTCACGATGGATCAGCTGATCAAGTGCGTGGCATCGCCCTACGTTGAAAACTATTGGAACTGACCATGCTTACATTCAAACTCAGAGGCGACATTCTGGAAGTTCGCCAGACCGTTTTGTCCTTTACGGTCGTTGTGCATACCTATTGGTATTACAACATCAAGACATGGTGCAAATCCAGCTTCGGCAAGAAGGACGACGTGCCGGACCGCGAAATGACTGAGACGGACATCGCCTGGGTCAAGCGCTATTACCTGCCCAAAGTTGGAGTCAAGTCATGAAAATCGCAGGAACCAAAACCTTTGACGTCTACGCTGATCCTGGCCATGCCTGGATGAAAGTCAGCCTGAAGGACATCCAGTCTTACGGGCTGGCCGAAAAAATCAGCAGCTATTCCTACATGCGGGGAGGCTTTGCCTACCTCGAAGAGGATTCTGACCTGACCAAACTGCGTTTGGCTTTTGGGCAAGTTGGCCGCACAGTGAAGTTCCGCGAGCATCACGGCGACAAGCGCTCCAAGATTCGTGGCTATGCGTCATACAACCCCGATAAGGTTGATTGGAACAAATGCGAGGTGATGGCATGAAGGACTATAAACCGCCCGCCGTCCCAAATCCTGAAATTTACAGGCATGCGGCAGAATTACTGGCAGACGGCACGCATGCCTTTACCTGCAAAGCAATACAAACGGCAATTAGCTTGGCTGACGAGAAGTTCAGCATAGGCGACTTGTATTTTTACATAGCTCAATTCTCCGCTGGATTTGAGCCGCACAGAGCGCCAAAAGTTATCGCGCATGGTCAAATTTCCGCACGGGCTGCCTACGCAATTGGCTCTAAGGACTGTGGAGAGCATGCGTTTTGGAACAAAAACTCAACGCCAGCGGGACGCGAGCACAGAATCATGTCCTTGCTTCTCATGGCGGATATGTGCGAACAGGGAAACTGAAATGAAAAACCCCTTCCAAAGAAACAAGAATCCAGCTGGCCGCATCTACAACATGCAGTTCGGACTGTTGGAAGTCGTCGACGGTCTGACGCGCTTTTTGTCCGCAGGCTTTCTGCACAGCGATTTGCTCGTGACCAGCGCCCGCAAATACTCCAGGCGTCAGCTGGAAAAGCTCAAGGCGCAACAGAAGAACTCCAACACATAGCCTGCATCAGCAGTCAATAATTCATTCGTCGAAACAAATGCAGCAAACATTTTGAAAGGAGCGTAAATGAAGTGAACCAAGAGCAACTCCAAGACTATCTCACCGCGCAGTATGTGTGGGCCATCCAAAACGACGGTGCCTGGTATGCCAAAACCTCGCGGGACATTCGGTGCGGACGATGGTGCCAGTTTCAGCGCGTGACGAATGTCCACATCACCCGTGTCTACCACGAGCTTGGCCGCGAGGAAACCGCACTTCCGCTTACCACGCTGCACAGGTCGTTTATCCTGATGCTGCTTTGGAAGCAAGCTGGCGGGGGACCACCTGACCGCACTTGGCAGCGCTACGATTGCCAGGACTTCGAGTTTCGACTCGAAAGCGCAACGATGCTCATGGCCGTCAAGGACCACGTCGACAATGCCAACCAGATTTTTGAGCGTGTCGAAACCAATTTTCAGGACGCTTTGTCCACAATCATCGAAGGAAACATCATGAACCAACTCTCCACTCAAGCCTTTGCCACCAAGCACTACGTCTACGGCCAGGACGTCGAAGCCCTGACCGAGGCGCAGCTGATCGACGCCATCAAGAAGATCGAGGCGGAAATCGCTCAGCTGGGCGAAGTCAAGACCGCCTCCAAGAAGATCGCCGCCAAGAAGACCGAGTTGACCGAAATGCTCGCCAAGGTGGTTGAAACCCTCGACGCCAAGTGATCTTGGCGCGCTGACTGGATAAGTCAGCGGTGACGACCGTCGCCTGCATGCGGTCGTCACAATTAACCCATCGAAACAAGCAAGCGAGAGCAGCATGGCAGACAAAATAGAAGTCACGGTTCACCAGGAGTATTCCAACTTCGCGCATGAGTTCGGGCTAACGCTGGTCCTCGCGACCACATGGGCGAATGACGAACCCATCACATATTCCATCACCAAGATCACCGGCACGCGTTTGCCGACCACTGATCCGCTCTACAGCAAAAACCACATCGCGGTTGGCGACGTCCTGGCGCCAACGATGAAGAACTTCGCAGTCCTGAGCAAGCGCTTTGCCCAGATGGTCAAGCCCTACCTTAGCTTGGAGCTGTAATGCCATTCATCAGACACTTCAGGCACGGTCCTGACAACACTCTCTATCGCCACTTCATCAACTGCGACACCGATGAGGTCCACCTACTGCAAAGAGGCAGCGACGACGTCCTGGTGATCTATGACGCCAACGCTGTCGCGCGAACGCCCGAAGGCGCGCTTGGCAACTTCTACCTGGAGAACGTCGGCAGTCAACGCCTGTGGGTCTTCTATGAAAACCCGCTGCGCACGCGCCTGGTGTGCGACTGCACTGGTCCAGAGAGCCTACTCGACGCCGAGGTTCTGATCTCCAAGCGTTTCTTGGATGCCCGCCTGGCCAAGATTGTCGACCACGAAGGAGCCGACTGTGATTAACGCAGTGACACCCATCGCCAAGCGCGAGAAAGCCTGCGTGCTGACCCGCTACCTGCCTGGTCGCACCGAATACTACGTCGAGGACCAGAACGGCATCAGGACCAGACACGCCAGCTACGAAGAGGCAAAGAAGGTGGTCGACCACGCCAACCACCCGACCGTGCCTCACTACAACCCTGACGGGAGCCTGAGAACATGACGCGCTTCAAAGTCTCAGGACCAGGTGCGCAAGGCGGCACCTACGACAGCGCCGACCAAGCGCTCAAAGAGGCAAGCCGGCTGCTTCCAATGGCGTCCGGTTCGTCTGCGCGCCACCTGGCCAACCTGAATGCGGGCAAGATCACTGCGTGGGCCTATGGGTTCAAAGAGGTCTGGATCGAGCCCATTGTCCAGCGCAGCCCCTCAGTCACGGGTGAATAATACATTCATCGCAACAAACAACCGAGAGCGCATAACATGACCCCGACCGAAGCCTACGCACGGGCAGACCACCGAAAAAGCGCCATTCGCGGCGTGCATCTGTTCCTTGAGCACCCCGAATCGCACGCCGAGCACGCTGAGCCCGTGCTGATTTACGTCTTTGGCCGCGCGCCCGTGCGCTGTAACAACCTTGGCGAAGCCAAAGCGTTCTACGTGACTAGCTGCGAAGCCTGGTTCGAGCAGGGCCGAATGAACCGTGACATGCCTGAGCTGTCGGGTGTGGTCCTCAACGCCAAGCGCGAAGTCGTCGCCCGTGTCGCGTCAAGCGGATTCACAGTGGCGCTCGAATACCTCGGGCACGCCAACCACAACAACTTGGCAACCGCCAAGTGCATCCTGTAATGCAAATCCAACCTGAAATGAGCTGCCCTATGAGCGAGAACTCCTACGACTTCGATAAGAAGACCACCATTGGCAAATGGGAGGTTCAAATTGACAACAAAGCCAAATATGGTTACTTCGAGCATGCAGATACAGGCTCAGGTGGCGGCCTGTGGTTTGAGTCCAATGAATTGGTCGATTACGACGGTGTTGGCGTGCTGCCCAAAAAGGTAATTGAGGCGATCAAAACGCTCGGTTTCGTCGTTGGCGACGAGTTCATTCTCGAATAAATTAAATAGCCAGGCACTTGACAAATGTGCCTGGTATTTTTGATCAATTGTTGCCAAGGAAGCTAATTGGCTAAGTGGTTGATCTATAAGGCTTTTTGGCCATTTGCGGTCGGTCTTGCCTGGTTGAGCTAAGTTCGGGCTAAGTCAGAGCCCGCAAGACCTTCAGGATCGCGTCAGATCGACCCACAATCGACTTCCACAAGGTCGTCAATACCTCGACCTACCCGAGCGCCCGTAAGCGCTTAAAACGCGTTTAATGAGTTTTGGCCCAAGTGACCAGGCAAGCGCTCAGGCACACCAACCAGGCCGTGCCCGCCGCCTGGGTCAGCACAGCACAATCAGACCATGACACAAGACACACATGGAGCTATACCAACAGGCTGGGTGAAGGTCATTGAAGGCTTTCCCAAGCATGGCGACAGACGCTGGAACGAGGCGCAAAAAACTTGGAGCGACATCGACAACCGATCGACCTTCCTGAATCTGGGAGTCTCCAGCTTCGCGGGCATCATCAGGCAGGCCCAGCCTGACCCTGACCGGGGTGTCGATCCCGACGTGCTTGGCGAAAACTGGTGGAAGGCCAAACACTTGCCACCCACCAACCGCGATGGCCGTCACTGGAAACGCATGGTCGAGGAAGGCTGCGGCCCGGAAACGACCGACCTGTCCTGCGGCCGCGGTTACCAGTGGAAGTGCGTGGCGTGCCCGGTCATGATCGAGATCGAGCGCAAGCGCGCCGACAAACCCAAAACCATCGTTGATGAAGGAGAAGCCTGGTGATCAAGATGCACAAAACACTTCCGCCCGGCTACCGCATTGTCCACAACGGTTATGTGAAGGCGCTGGACCTGTTATGGCTGCCTGATGTAGGGCAATGGCGTGAGTCTGTGCCTTCGGAACTGGGCAAATCACTGCTGGACAGCAACGCTAAGCTCACAGCCAGGCCCAACCCAGATGGCGCACCGCCAGGCTACAGACCAGTCAATCATCCAGCTCAAGTCAAAGAAGGCATGCTTCTTTGGAAGAACGACGAATGGACCGACAAGCCAATTCTCGCAGCGCTCGGCATGACAACCGGCAAAGAAGCCAACCCAATGATCGAGCCGGCGCCGCCAAATAACTATGAGTGGATCAACGAAGGTGGGCAAGTTTTCGTCACTGACTTTGCGATAAGCAAGGACGGCCGTCAGCACTCTCCGAAAGGCGGCAAAGCCACCGCCAACTACATATTCGCCAGAAAGAGCGGGCCAACTTTCAGCCCCGACAAACCCAAAACCATCACCGACGACGCCTGGTAAGAAGCCTGAGCTGCCAGGCGAACCCAATTTCGAAAGTTTCACGAGAGCAAAACAATGGCATACGAAACAAGCGTAATAACCGTGCCAGTAGGCTACAGAAAGCTGGCAGCACACGAGATCATCAAGCCAGGCGACAAAATCTTCGCAGATTCAAAAGAGTGGCGTGAGGTCGAGCTGTCCGTCGGCCTCGACGCAAGAGACGTGTCAGTCATCCGAAAAGAGCAATACCGGTTCCTGAAGCCCGACGACGTCATCAGGCCAGGCGACCAGTTTCGATGCGACTTCGGCTGGGAGGACAGCAAAGCACAAGGCGAAAGGGTGGAGGAAGCCAGGCTCCATCGCGACGACATTCTTTACAGGAGAAAGATCGGCCCATTCGATCCAATGCCAGACTACATCTGTCTGGACACAGACGACATCCTCGAACCAGAAGACGAGAAATTGATGAGATCGGGCAATTGGAGGAAAACCGCCAGCGCTGGATCGGAAGTGCCACCAAATTCAACCTACAGGAGAAAAATCAACAAGGCTGAGCTGCCAGGCAAACCTCAGAACCAGGATCAACCCAAAACACAAGCGGACCAAGCATGGTGACGCCAATGAAAGTCAACATCGACATCCTGACCATGACAATGGAAAACGGATCAATCTACGAGTTCTCCAAAGGAACAACACAGGCGATCTACAGCGTCAGAACAAAGGAACAAGAGAAAAGCGCCAACCCACAGCCAACGTCAGCACAAGACAATCAACACGTCGCAACCGAACCAAAAGCACCGTGACCATCCAAATACCGCAAACGCTCATCGACAGGATGAAGAAGTTCAACTGGACAGAAGAGCCTGACGGAACGATCAAGTTCAAGATACCAGAACTCAAAGAGCCAACCTACATCACGGTCAGCTCATGGGAAGAGGCATTGATCGCCTGTATAGAGATCGCGTCAGGCGGGTGAGGTTTGTAGAAGAGAAGGAAGACTAGGTGTAGGCGTAAGGTGAAAGTGGGTGGGTGACGAGTTGCCTACGTCTAAGCAAAAAGTGGGTGGGTGGTATTCCACCCTTCAATCGTCGCCAACTTTCCACCCTCTCTTACCCCTTCCACCTGGCCACCCACCGCCCAGGCTGTCCTGATCCAGTGACGGCCAATTTTTGCGCCTGGCGCTGCCGAGGCTTGCCGAGGCGTTACCTGGCCTACAGGCTGACAGGCTATCCTGGCCAGGCCTAGAAGTTGCGATCCTGCAGGCCTGCGAGCGTTACAGGCATTGGCTGCCAAGGCGCGAGCAGGATAGGCGGCAAGGATAGGCGTGTGGCGTGCCTGGCGGGTGGTGACCATAGCCTGAGTATAGAGGTCAAAATTCATTCATCGCAACAAGCAACCGAAGACGAACATGCAAACCGCTCCTCACATCACCACCGTGATTCTTCACGCCTCCAACTGGGTCGAGGTCACGGTCCACAGTATCGAGTCCGGCCGCACGCTCGCAGCCCTTGAAGCCAAAACAGTGCGTGAAGCGAAGTCCCTGATCAGGGCTCATGGATTTTCTGTGCTCGGTTCTGAGCGCATTGCCGAGCTGATGAGCATGGGCTACTACATCGAAGACATGGGCGCAGTCTGGGGCAAAGAGTATGCAGGGCAGTTCCGCTGGGTGAAGCTGAACTCGGATGACTACCAGGGCGGTGGGACTTCCAGCAGTGAAGACTGGGCATGGGAGTCCTGCGACTGGTTCGAGCGCAACAAGCACAGGTTTGCCTCTTGACAGATCAGTCACTCCTGAGCTACAGTGATCGCAAATTGCTTCCCTGATCACTGTGCCAAATGGCTAGGTTCTCTCAGGAGTCGCTTCTTCTTCTAGGGGCTTGTTCTTGCCTGTTGGTGTGTCATACGCGGATAGCCTCCGATGTGTGAAACCTGGCGGAACTTGTCCTCCTTGTCTCCTGTAGGAAAGTGCTACGGGGGGTAAGGGGGGCTTGTTCTTCCACTAGGTTTCCTCATCGGAGGGGCCAATACACCTCAAGTTAAACCTGGTCTTTCAGGCGAACTTCTTTTCAAAAGATCCTGCGTGCGCGCGAGGCTTTTGCGCTGTCCTTGGGACTTGTTGGACGTTTTGTCCACCGCTTGACAATCCAAACTTGACTTGGCTTTTGCCTGAAATCGTGACCTGCAGTCGGTGTGGCGTTCCTTGGCGTTCCTTGACGTTCCTTGGCGTGCCTTGAACATAGTTGGATCTCGGTCAGGCGCTGATGCGCTTTCCTGCACATTTCCTGTGATCGCGCACAACAATACATACACCGAAACAAAACATATTACGTTTTCATCATGAACCAAAACGAAATTACTACCGCATGCGCACAATTCAACAAGGTGCAAATGTTTCACACCCTTTACGCAAAGTGCGTGAACAATCGTGTTCACGCGACTTATGTTGTGGTTGACCAAACCAACACCGAAGACGTATTCAGCAACGACCATGCGATTTTCTCGCGCACTGTCGATATGATCACGGGCGAAGTGATCAGCGAAAAAAGCAATCTCGACAACATGCCCGAGCTTGCACGCGCGCTGTCGCTGCACTACGCACCGCGTTTCATTCAAGACGATGCAGCGGTGTTGATGCTCGAATACATCAACGAGCACGCGGGCAGCGACGAACTGCATTGTGACGAGAAACACGGTCAAGCGCTCTACTTCAGCGACACCGATGAACTGTATTTCACGCAAAATGGTGCAGAGGTGCAGATCTCGTAAACCAAAGGGCGCAAGCCCTTTTGTATGCATATTCCTAGGCCCAACCAGGCACATGCAGGCTTATGGAGCGTCAGGCCTGGCCAAGCACCAAACCACAGGCCAGGAACGCTTTCAAACGCCAACCCACCTCCTGTGTCGGGCATGCACAATACATACATCAACAACACGACAACGAACCGAGAAAACCATGAACTATTTTCTGCACCTCTTCAGCGCTTGCGATCAAGGTATCTGCGCAACCGAACACAAAGACGTGTTTTTGATCGCATCTGATGACGGTATCGACCGTTTCCGCTTGACGCTTGATCGCGCGTTTGAACCGATTGAAGGTGCATCGTTCAAGCTCGAAGCGCTCACCGAGGTTCAAGCGCATGACCTGTATCAGTGTTCGGGCGCTTTCGACCTGATCGCAAAGTCCATGCAGGTGCTCGACTCTGTCCTGAGCGTGAATGACGCTGAGTTTTACGGTGACCTGTTCACCGACGAAAACCCGTCCTACCCGATGCTCATGCTCACACCTCAGTGAGAGAACGGGAAAGGGAAGGGCGCAGGCCCTTCTCTCACCCTCTCAGGCTGGGCCTAGGCAGGCCAACGACCAGGCCAGGCACGCAGGCCAGGCACACAGGCTTAAGGCTCGGCCTGCAATCTTCAACAGGCCAGGATCTCGCTCAAGCTCCAAACCAATGCCTGTGTCGGGTGCGCACAATACATTCATCGACAACAGCGAACCGAGAAACAACCATGAAGACCACCATGCAGCCCATCTACAGCACCGACCTGAAGTCCTCACACGGGTGTGAGTTCATCGGTAGCGGGAAAGAATCGAGCGCATCACCGTTTGACATCTACCACGATCCCACAACGGGCCTGATCTTCAAGGTTGTCTCTGACAGTCCGGTCGACACCGTCACCTACTGCCAAGCGCCCGTCTGACCTCCTTTCTGATGCCTACGGGTATCAGTCACGGGTGACGAATGTCATCCACCTCACCCAAACCTCGCTCAACTCAGCTGAAAGCCAACCATGACCGCACTGCAAATCACCGCCCTTGTTCCCCGCGCCATCGCCATCAAGAAGACGCTCGGAACGCAACGGGCGGCCGCCTACCTGCGTAACCGCCATGTGCCCATTGAAGACGCAGTCCAGATTCTCGCCACCGAGCGCTTCGCCAAGTAAGCCCACCTCCAACCCTCGCCAACTTCAAGAGCAACGCCATGAACCTCGCACCCATCCACGCCACGCCAATCGACGCCGACTTTGGTCAGCCTATGACTGTGCGCCAACAAATCGAGCTGGAGCGCCATCGGGACTACATGGCGATGCAGGAGCAAGCTGAGCTGGAACACCTCATCGAGTGCCAAACCATGCGTGCAGGGCGCAGCCAACGACTGAGCAACCAGGCGGACTGGTAATCCGAAAGGGTCTGACCTGGAGAGTTGACAGCTCTCAGGCGGACCTGTTTTTGGAAGTTTTACCGGTCCTTGGCCCTGACAGGCAAATCGATCCTTGACGCTCCTGAAGGGCGCTGAGGCGTTCCTTGGCCATCCTGGCGCCATCGCCATCCCCTATCTGGGCGGGATTTCTGTCTCGCTGCGCCTGAACGCATCACGTTCTGCGCTCAACGCGTTGTGCTCAACGCATTGCGCTTAAAGCATTGCGCTTAAAGCTCATCGTTTAACGCATTGCGTATGGTGACTAAAACGCGCGATGCGCATGCATGCGCGCGACTAACACAAATCTTTTTCATCGTGTGTCATCTTTACAATGTGTTGTTCTGCAACGTCAACTAAAAATAATCATCTTTTTTTTGCACACAATGCGCACAACACACAAAAACAGGTTACATTAACTCATGCGCTGAAAACGCATCAAACCTAACCCGCTAACCTTGAAAGCACATCATGAACGTTGAACAATCGCAGACCGCATACAAGAATATTTTCGCTGCAGTGACTGCGCGTCAAGCTGCGCAACCTTCACGCGATAACGAAATCACATTGAAGCACCTTGCGTCAGGTGAAGTCGCGATCAAAAAAGCCCTTATGAGATTTTCGCTCGATTGTATCGATGCATACTGCAAAATGCAAAACCCATTGAACAAGGGTGAAAACTTCATCGCAGTGAAAGCGAACGTTAAGATTGTCAACATGCTTTATGCGATCGGTGTTCGCATGCTCAGTAAGGTTGATGAATATAGCGTTACTATCATCGCTAACGCTTTTCATAACGACGGGACCATGTTAGCTAAGTCTGCCCTTGTTTGCTTGTCAAATGGTATTGAATACACCGAACAAGACACTGCGCAAGTCATCAAGTATCGCATGCGCAAAGCAGAATCTACAGCTAGCACGCAGCGTAGTAGCACGCGTGAAATGTTGCGCGTTTTGCAACTCGCAGACATTCAAAAAGCACATAAGGGGGATTCTATTCCCTTGAACGAAAAGGGGAAGAAGATTCTTGCACCCTTATTTGCTGATGCTGTAGCAGCTGCAGCACTTGCAGCGCAAGAAGAAAACGAACAAGAAGAACAAGAAAGCGTAGCAGAATAAAAATATTAATTCACGGGTGCTAAGTCACCCGTGAATTAATGCTATAATTCAATCATTGAATTAAATAAGGTAAGCAAAATGATTATAGAATCAACACCCGAAATTCTCGCTTTGCTTGACACTTGCAGCGAATTGCAAGACAGTCGCTTTGCAGTTATCGCAGAACATCATTTTGAAATGGTGTCATACAACGCTTGCGCTGATAGTAACCATTACAACACGGTCACCGTATATGACGCTGAGGGTTGCTACAATCTTAGCTGCGCAAGTCAAGAATCGCACGCAAGCGTGATAGTCGAACAAACGATCTATCTTAATGACGCAGTGTCAGCACAAGCGCACTTTGTGCGCTTGATCACTGAGCGCTTGACGCGATTCGAATAACAGACAGCATTACATACCCGCATTGCATCACATGCTGCGGGTTGAATGCTTTGCGTTATAGCGAAGTCTTAGAAAAACGCGACAGGGCTGGAGGCCCTCCCTTCCTCGTTCCGACCCTCTCCAATACCGTCCTTAGACAGCCAGGCCCCGAGCTTGGAAACGTGGTCCTTATACATTGGAAAGACGCCCAGCGTCAGCCAGGCTGGAGGATGGAAGTTGGAACTTGGAAGCTGGAAGCATTGGAATGCCAGCTCGAACCGTCTTGACCGTCATGTCCCGAGTGCCAGAGCCACCAGGGAACGCGACTACCAAAGCAGGGCGACCCTCCCGCAGCATGCGCGAGTTCCTGATGTTGCCAGCGCGACCAAGATAGAGCGCCCAATTCGCCTCGAAGGTCTGGAAATCCACACCTCTGGAAATCGCCCAATCCCGCGCCAGTCGGTCGGCGCCTGCGGCGCCACCTTCCAGCAGTAGCGTGATGGGCCTCTTCCGATGCACGGCGTCGAGAATGCGGTAGACGTGTGCCCTGTCCCCATACTCGCGCCCGCCCGTGACACAGACCTTCACCAGGCGTCTCCTTGACGAATCTTGGCATAGACGGCTTCCCTGGCCTGGATTGCGCGCAGCGGTGCCCTGAACTGCTCAAGCATGTTTTGCTGGCTTTCAGCGTCACACCCGTCCCATACCTCCTTGACGATGCCGCCTGGCTCATACCCGAGCTGCGCCCGCAGCCACAGGTATTCCGAATGGGTGTCGGCGAAGGTCACGCTGCCTCTGTCAGGATGCGCTCGATCTCGGCTTGCTTCTCAGGGCTCAGCAGACTGATGCGCTTGGCCAGGTCGGTCTTGACGCGCCCATCGATGGCAAGGCGCACCGAGCGCTTGTCTTCCATCTGCTCGACCAGGCTGTCGAAGTTCGTGTTTTCGACCAGGACGTCGACCACGTCGCCTTGAGAGATGCCGTAGCGCTTGCCGATCTCTTTCAGGCGATCCTTGACTTCCAGTTTGGTGATGATCATGTAGCGGGACTGGCCACGGCTGGCGTAAAACTCGGCCGACTGGTCCTGATCTTGGCGTGATTTGCTCATGTTGTGCCCATTGTGAGGTTGATAGATGTGTGCAGTATAGTCAACAACACACTAAATGTCATTGTCCTCATCGTCGTCAATCTCCACTGTGTTCTCGCGAACCGTGTCCGTGGACCCGCACTGCGGGCACTCCAGGTCGTCGGCGTTCAGCGGGTGAACGGCGATCCAAATGTGCCCGCAGGTCAAGCACTCGGCGTGGCTGGTCACCCAGACGTCGCCGGCGCTCATGCTGCTTTTCTTTCGAAGCCCAGGGCTTCGAAGTCGAAGTCGCCCGAGACGATGTTCTCGCCGAAGCCTTCGGTGTCCTTGATGATCGAGGCGCGCTGCTGAGCGTGCTTCTTCGTGTGGCTGTTGAAGGGGTCGCTGAAGTCCACGACCAGGGCGACGTTGGGGCCACGCTTCTTGGCGCGCAGACCGCGCCCGATGCGCTGACGCAGGGCAACCTCTGCCTTGCCCCCGCCCGCCAGTGCGATCAGGCCGACCGCAGGCACGTCAACGCCGACGTCCAGGATGGTGGTGCCGATCAGGGCGTCGATCTCGCCGTTGGCCAGCGCGCTGAGGGCTCGCTTGCGCTCGTCTTGATCGTTCTCGCCCTGAATGAAGCGAACCCGCACGCCCTTGCTCTGCAGCAGGGCTTCCAGCTCGTGCCCGTGGGCCTTTTGCTGGATCAGCACCATTGACGACAGGCCGTAGCGGCTCGCGCGCAGCACCTCGGCGACGATGGCCTGGTTGCGCTCCTCGTTGCCGACGATGCCCAGGCGGTAAGCCGCCTGCCAGGCCGTCGTGCGGTTGAGTTTGGCCGGGCACTTCTTGAGGTCGATGATCTTGAACTTGGGCGTGGCCAGGATGCCGCGGTCGATCAGCAGCTTCTCGGACACCTTGATCGCGATCGGGCCAGAGCAGGCCATCAGGCGCATGTTCGACTCTTCCGAGTCCTTCATGAACGGGGTGCCCGTCAGCGCCAGACGGTAGTGAGCGTTCTTGCAGTGGCGCAGGATCTCGTAGTAGCTGTTGCCACTTGCTTCGTGAGCCTCTTCCAGGATCACGAACTCGAACTTGCCAAGCAGGCTGATCGTCTGGTTTCGGATCGCCGTCTTCTCGTTGAACTTGGCCAGAGCTTTGGCCTTGAGCTGAGGGGCCAGCTTCTTGAGCTTGGCTTGGCATTCCTCGATCTTCTTCTTGACCCGCTGCTTCGCGTCAGGCAGGGTCTTGACGAAGTCGCTTTCGACGGCGATCTCCTGGTCCATCTTCTTGTCCGCGGCCGCGTAGAGGACTTCGAACTCGCGCTCAGGGGTCGTCTCTTCCAGGCGGCTGACGAGGGTCTGGACCATGCCGACACTCATCTTCTTGATGCACTGCTGGCCCTGGTCGTTAACGTGTCCGAACTGGCCGTCGCCGAGCACCGAGCAGGGCACGCCCAAGTCCTTCTCAAACGTCTCCTTCATCTGATACATCAGGATGGAGCGGGTAGTCAGAAACAGGGTAGGGCGGTTGATGCGGGCGTAGGCCAGGCGAGCGATGCGGCTCTTGCCGCCACCGGTGGCCACCTGGGCAATGATCTGACCGTGCTTGACGAGACGGCGCACAACTTCAGGCTGGTAGTCGTAGCGCGGGTCGTCGGGGAAGGCGTCAATCTTGGGGTTCTCGGGGCCAAGAGGCTCTGGGAAGGGCTTGCGCACCAGACGCACCTCGTAACCCTTGCGGCGCAGGCTGGCGCTGACGAAGTGAACGAAGCCGGCCGGAAAAGTGCCAGGCTTGAACTCCAGGAACGAGGAGCGGCCATCCCACTTGTGTTGCTTGAAGGCGGTGGAGTGCTCGGCGCCCTCGACCATGTAGGACAGCACCCGCTGCACCTCCAGCTTGACCTCTCGCGACGCCTCGTGGAGTTTGGCAACCACGGCATTGGCCGCGATCGTGACGACTTCGGTCATGTGCGCTCCTGTGATGTAGAATTTTTTTGCATGGCTCTTGCCTTGGTTGTTTTCTTGTGGCACAGTGTAAGTCAGAACTGACTTAATGCCAAGCCATATAAGATGTCACCAACCCCCATCCTGGCCGACCCAGCGTCGCTGAAGCCAAACCCCTGGAACACCAACGTGGTGTCTCCAGACAACGAGGCCAAGCTGGACCAGTCGATCCGTCGCCTGGGTATGTTCAAGCCAGTCGTCGCGCGTGAGCTGGCTGACGGCTCGCTGCAGATCATTGGTGGCGAGCACCGCGCGGCAGCGGCCGTGCGCTTGAAGCTGGCCAAGATCCCGGTGATCAACCTGGGCAAGATCGACGACGCCAAGGCCAAAGAAATTGGCCTGGTGGACAACGGCCGGTATGGCGCCGACAACACGCTGCAATTGGCCGAACTGCTGGACAGTTTAGGCAGTGCCGATGAATTGGCCAGCTTCATGCCTTACTCCGAAGGTGATATTGCGTCAATCTTCTCTTCGGTGAATATAGCCCTCGATGATTTGGATTTGCCCGATGTGGACGATACCGCCACAACCTCTCCCAAGGAAAAGCCGTCGCAGACCCACCAAATCATGCGATTCAAAGTGCCGGTCGAGGATATTGACGACGTGACTGCCTTGATCGAGAAAACGATGAAGGTGCAGAAATTCACTGAGTCCGACAGCCTGACCAACGCGGGTGACGCCCTGGTTTACTTGCTCAAGGCGAGCCAAGAATAAATATGTCGCTGCCCAAGAACCAGTTTCCAGAGTGCGACGGCTGCATCAACGCCAAGTTTGACCAATTTCAATGTATTGGCTGCAAAAAGGGCAGCAATTTTGAAGCCGAAGAAATAACGGATTCTGAATTTGACGACGATGCCGCAGACATCGTCACGTTTGTGCGGGACATCTGATGATCAAGAAAACAATGGCTTACGCCAAAGACCACAACGGCGATTTGATTTCGTTTGAGGTCGTCAACGTCGAAACTTACGACCAGGCCATCCAGATGGTGCGCACGGCGCACTCGCTGGCTACCGTGCTGTGCGTGGTGGCAAAGGAAGAGCAGTGAGCAACCCCAAGAAACCAACCGTCGTTCTGTGGCCGCTTGACCGCGTCACGCCCTACGAGCTGAACTCAAAAGTCCACGACGACAAGCAGATCGAAAAGATCTGTCAGTCCATCACAGAGTTTGGCTGGGACCAGCCGATCGTGGTCGATGCTGCCGGCGTGGTCATCAAGGGGCACGGCCGGCGCCTGGCTGCCATCAAGCTGGGCTTCACGTCCGTGCCGGTGGTGGTGCGCGACGATCTGACGCCTGAGCAGGTGCGTGCCGCGCGCCTGGCCGACAACCGCGTGGCCATCTCCGACATCGACAGCGAGCTGCTGCAAAAGGAGCTGGCCAGCTTGGAGTTCGACCTCTCTGGCATCTTCGACAAGAAGGAGCTGGACTTCATGAGCGCCGACCTGAGCGAGATGAAGTTGGACGCCTTCGTGGACGACTTGGATGCCGCCGTTGACCAGCAGGCGCTGGAGACGCAGGAAAAGATCAAGCAGACCGACGAGCGGCCCGTGAAGATCCAGGCCGCTCTGGGCTTCAAGGACATCCAGGGCAAGGATGAGCGGCACGTCGCGCGTCTGATGGCGCACGCCGAAGAGCTGACGGGCCAAACCGGTGCCGAAGCATTTGTCGAGTTCGCTCGACGCATCACAACCACGGCTTCGGCCCGAGAGGTAAGTCACAAATGAGCAATCCATACAAGGGCATGCCCACCACACTGCGCATCGGCTGCTACGAGTTCCGCGTCGAGGTCCAGGACTTCGAAGACGCCGAAACCGATCGCGCCTTCGGTCACATGCAACCCTCCAACCAAAAAATCCGCCTGCGCCCCGGCATGACGCCTCGCAACCTGGCCAACACCTTCATCCACGAAGTGATGCACGCGCTGCACTTCTTCATGGCCACCGGCAACTTTCTGAAATACGACGAGCCTTTGGACCCCCATGCCGTCGAGGAAGAGTTCGTGCTCAAAGGCGCCAATGGCCTGTGCATGTTCTGGCAGGACAACCCCAAGGCCTGCGCCTGGTGGACCGTGATCAACAACAGCATGTCGGTGGAATGATGCGCAAAGCCTTGTCCATTTTTGCGGCCGTCGTGATGATCGCCGCCATCTTCATCATCTGGCTGCCGACCACGATTTTCGCCGTCGCTGCCTTCCTGGTGGTCGCGGGCGTTGCGCTGATCGCGGTGGGCTGCCTGGCCCTGCTGAGCGCGCTGCTGAGCCCCTTGCTGCGCGGGGTGCCGCGCCGATGAGCACATACCTGATCGACAAGCGCTTTCACACGGAAGTGGAGCGCACCGAGCGCGTGCTGGAGATCGCCGAAGCCTTCGGGCTGGGCCTGGATGACAAGGAGTTCGTGGTCTTTGACAACCAGCCTCTTGAGATCCTGCAAGGCGATGTGGTTTACGTCACGGGCCAGTCCGGCTCAGGCAAATCCACGGTCCTGCGCGAGCTGGCCAGTCAGATGTCGCACCTGGGCGTGACCGACCTGGACGCCATCGAGCTGGACGAAACGCGCCCGCTGATCGACCAGATCGGCAAGACCACAGCCGACGCGCTGAACTACCTGTCCATCGCCGGTCTGAACGACGCCTACCTGTTCATCCGAAAGCCGCAAGAGCTGTCGGACGGGCAGCGCTACCGCTTTCGCCTGGCCAAGATTATCGAGTCTGGCGCGAAGGTCTGGACGGCAGACGAGTTTCTGGCCGTGCTGGACCGAACGACGGCCAAGGTGATCGCGTTCAACTTGCAAAAAGTCGCCCGAAAGGTTGGCGCCACGCTGATCGTGGCCACTACCCACACGGACATGGTTGCGGACCTGGCGCCGAGCCTCTACATCAACAAGCGCTACCGCGAGAAGATCGAGATCGTGCGCGCCCCAGAAGGATATAAAGATGCGTGAAGTCGTCGCCTACACCTCGCCAACGTGCGCCCCTTGTCGCCAACTCAAGCCCGAGCTGCAGTTCCAGTCGCAGCAGCGCGGCTTTAAGCTGACGGTGCTGGAGCTGGGGTCGGCCACGGCGGGCGACTTCGCCGCGGCTGGCGTGCGCGCCGTGCCGGTGACCGTTCTGCTGGAGGACGGCCAGGAGGTCGACCGCTTCAGCGGTGGCATGACGCCCACCGCCATCGAGTCCAAGTTGGTGGAGTGGCTGCTGTGATCATTGAGCGCCGAGAAGTGCCGCCCAAGCACGCCTTGTCGCTGCTGCCTGACATCTACGTCGAGCGCGGCACCAAGGAAGACTGGGACTTGCTGCACGAGCTGCACTACAAGGCCGAGAACCTGGGCATCGGCCCGCGCATCTACCGCTGCGTGCTGGACGGGCAGACCATTGGCGTGGGCGTCATGACGGTGCCCAAGATGCTCCTGTCTGGCCGCAACGAGCTGTTCACGCACCTGCGCCCCAACGTCAATGGCCGCGACACCCGCCTGATGAACAAGTATCGGGCCGAGTGGATCAACGACCACTGCTGCACCAACTCTCGCCTGGTCCTGGACACCATGTATCGAGGCGCCGGCATTGCCTACCGCATGCAAAACCTGATGATGCGCATGACGGGCTGCCAGCTGATCGAGTTCCAGTCGTCGATGTCCAAGTTCAACCCGTTCGCGGCCAAAGCTGGCATGCGCTTTACCAAGCCGCGGCGCTCTGGCAACTACGAGCGCGGTCTGGCCTGGTTTCGTCGCTGGTTCGAGTCCATCCCGACAGACTTCGTTGGGGTGATGGGCGAGATCGACGCCATGACCCCCGCGGCGCGCGAGAAGTGCGTTGGCGAGATGCGCAAGTTCTACTACGACTTCAGCTCGATGGAGAAGTCCGGCGACAACCGCATGAATGGCACACGCCGGGTCGATGCGCTGCCGGTAGAGAAGCTGCTCAAGAACCTGCAGCAGTTGATCTTCGCCAGCCCACTTTACGGCGTCTACCTCAATCCCGACTATGACGAAGCCAAAGGTGGGGTTGACCTCCCAGATCGTATTCCCCTGATGGCGTTCGACAACCAGCCCGTAGACGCGCCCCTGAACCTTTCCGCACTGCGCTGATCATGCGACTGACCGACAAACAAATCGAAGTGGTGTGCAAGGTGGCTGCCGGCAACCCGGACGGCTCCTTGATTGACCTGGACGAGCTGCTGGAGCGCCTGAGCTACAAGCCGTCCAAGGACTCCATTCACTTTTCGATCCGAGCGCTGGTCAAGCACGAGTTGGTGGAAAAGCGTGGCGTTGAAAAACGTCGGGGCCGCCAGCGTGGTCTGCTTGGCGTGACTGTCTTGGGGCAGCACTTCGCGGCCGCTAACTCTCCCCGTCCCGTCTCCCTGGTTGAGCCTCAAGAATGACTTGGGACCGACTTGGGGATCGCCACGACTTTTCATATATATAAGTTAAGTGAAATGAAGAAAGAAGTTAATACATATATAGAAAGCGGCTTGGACTCCCAAGTCACCCAAGTCGGAATGGAGTTCGAGCCAGGCTGCGCCGCAGATGCAGAAATTGACTGCCTGCTCGGCTTTGACACGCAATATGCAGGCGGTTCAGCTTTTCGAACCGTCGGCGTGGAGATCTCCAAAGCTCCAAGCTACAGCACGGATGAAATGCTGTGCCGCAAAGAGGCGGGAAAGATCGACGCCTGGCAGCTGATTTGTCCGACGCTGGACAATCGAACCAAAAAGAGCAAGAAGGACTTTTTTCAGGAATACGTTGCGGTCTACAGTCTCGGGGGAGAGATCTACATCACCGTCCCGCAGCCCACAAGGGCTTCAGCCGCCGCCTGCGGGCTTTTGTCAGCCCTGCAAACTAAGTCACAGATGACTTGACATTTGGACGCGTCTGAAGTATGCTGCGCCACATTAACTCCTTCGGGTCTTTCTTTTGGGCGCCTACCTCCTGCGCCCATTTTTTTGCCTGAAAAGAAATCACGATGACGGAACCGGCACAAGAAAAGCCAGAAGCCAAACGTCGCCCGACCCCAAAGCAGTGGGTTCAGGCGGAAACCCTGTGGGAAATGGGTGACGCTACGCTCGAAGGCCTGGCCGCCAAGTTGGGCGTGAGCGAGTCGGCTGTGTCCAAGCACATGGCCAGGGCGGGCGTGGTTCGCGGCTCCAAGTCGGCGAAGGTCAAGGCGCGCGTGGTTGATGAAGTGGCCAAAGCTGCGGCAGAAGACGCGGCGGTCTACGCCGGTCGCATCCGCGAGACGAAAGAGGACCACTACAAGATGGCCTCTGGCCTGGCCAAGCTCGCTTGGGCCGAGATCCTGAAGGCGAAAAACGAAGGCATTCCCATGTCGGCAATCGCCGGCAACCTCAAGTCGCTGGACGCGGCCATGACCGTGCTGACAAAGGCGCGCTCAGAGCGTTGGGCCATTCTGGGCCTGGACAAAGAAGGCGGCGACGATGACGACGGCTTGCCAGAATTGGTGATCTCCGAGTTGACAGATGACCAGGTCAAGGACTTGCGCGATCGCGACTTTAACGAGTTCGAGGAGCTTGGCGAGGTGGTCGTGGAGGAGGCCGGCGAGCCCAGTGACGGCGAGGTCGTGGAAGACTGATGTCCAAGCCGGTCAAGCGCACGAGTCTGTCCCTGCACCCCAAGCAGATGGTGGTTTACCGCTCCAAGGCGCGCTTTCGCGTCGTGGTGGCTGGCCGCCGCTGGGGCAAGACCGCGCTGTCGCGCACGCTCATGGTGGCAAAAGCCGGCAAGCCCCGCCAAAAAATCTGGTATGTGGCTCCGACCTACCGCATGGCCAAGCAGATCATGTGGACCGACTTGCTGGACGCCATCCCAAAAAAGTGGATCAAGAAGATCAACGAGACAACGCTGGCCATCACGCTGATCAACAACACGCGCATCGAGCTGAAAGGCGCCGATAAGGCTGACTCACTGCGCGGCGTGGGTATTCACTTCCTGGTGCTGGACGAGTTCCAGGACATGAGCGAGGAAACCTGGACACAAGTGCTTCGCCCGACGCTGGCCGACACCGGCGGGCATGCCATTTTCATCGGCACGCCCAAGGCCTATAACCAGCTCTACACCCTCTACAAGCACGGCCAAGACCCACGCAAGGTCAGGGCAGGGCAGTGGGAGTCCTGGCAGTTCCCGACCATCACG